TGTGGCCTTACCATAAAATTAAATTATGGTCACAAATCAGTTTTTTTTCAACATTGAAATTGAAAAATCAAAAAATGGACATTTATAAATGTCCAAAATCAGAAACTCAAAAAAACTTTCCCTTCAAAAATTTCAACATTTTATATAATAAATTGGAAAAGGCACTTAAAGACAACTGATTGTTACCTTTGGTAACAAAGTTTAAAAATGTTCGATAAATTCGCAAATGGTACATCGTTTTATATATGCTGAAGAATCAAGTCCAAAATCAACTAGATCATCAATAAAATTATGATTGCATAATTTATTTATATTTTCGTCACAAATGCTTATTTTTTCTTGAAGACATAATTTCTCTCTAACATAAAAATTAATATTGTTTGTATACATTTGTGATTCATCTGTATATATATCAGTGTCTAATAAAGATTCATATGTTTCTATAATGTAAATGCATTTATTGATCAAATTTATTAAACATTTTTTTTTATATATAAAAAAATCTAATTCTCTATTCATTTATTTAATTATACTATAATATGGTAATAATCTTTATGTTGTTTTATAAATACATACTCCATAATGCAGAGGAATTCTCTTGTTCTTTCTTAATAAGTTTGTCTACAATTTCCTTTGTAACATTAAATGGAAACTCTACTTTTAATGACATCTCATTTTCAAATAGATTTGAACCCGGCTTCATAAGTCTATATAAATTCAACTTTGTATAGATAATTTCTAAACATCTCTTTAAATTTCTAACACCATCTTCTTTATTACAGTGATTGTCAATAATATGAGAAATGACTTCATTTGACACGATAATATCTTCATTACTAAATTTCACTTGTTCTCTGATTCTAGGCAACAAATAATTGTTAGCAATTGAAGTTTTCTCTTTTGATGCATAACCCTTAGTTTTAATACGATACATTCTGTCCTTCAAAATAGGATTCACTTTAGACTCGTCGTTATAACTGAAGATGAATAGACATTTGCTTAAATCAAAATTAATCTCGGCAAAGTATTTGTCGTGAAATTGAGAGTTTTGAGATGTGTCAGTTAAATGAGTAAGAATACCTGCAATTTCCTCACCTTTAGGAGTGTCACTAATCTTATCAAGTTCATCAAAATATATCACAGGATTCATGCACTTACTATCAATTATGATTTGCACAATTTTACCCCAAGTACTGCCTTCATATGTGTAACCATGACCTTCTAAGAAACTACTATCAGTTGCACCTCCGAGAGCAATAAATGCAAAGGGTCTGTTAAGAATTTTACTAATACCTTCCTTAACTAGAGAAGTTTTACCAGTTCCTGGAGGTCCATGAATTGCAATAGCAGTACCAATTGCCTTAGGATTAGTAATAAGCTGACCTAACATTTGCATAATTTGCATTTTAGCATCATTTAATCCGTAAACAGCTTGATCAAGTGTTTTTTGTGCATTCGCCATAAATTCGTGACATTTATCTACACCATCTTCAATAGTAATTGGTAAATTTTGTTGATTTGTAAATGGAATGCGCATAAAAGTGTCAACCCAATTCTTAATTTTATAAAACTCACCACTTCCCGGCTCCATATATCGTAATGAATTAATCTTTTTCATTGCAGCAGATTTAAATTGTACTGGAATACTTGATTCCAAGAGTGTGATTCTATAAGGTTTCTCAATTCTGGTAATTTTATTTATTTCTCTGAGCTCTTTAATAATCTTCTTTTGATTTTCAGGTTCCATTTTCTCGTAAAATGCATAGTCATTCATTGTATTTTTATCTCTCATTATTTTCCTGAATATTCGCATATTTTTTGCTTTCTGCTTTTTTGTTTTTTTTTCCAATTTTTTTGTTGATTCATGTATTTCTTTTTCAATTAAATCTATGCATTTTTGAATAGACTTATCCTTAGGATTAGCTGCTAATCTTTCTTTGAGTATTTTTAGGGTTTCATTTGATTCGCATTCAGTATTTTTATCAGATTTATCTTCTAACCGCTGTGATTTTCTTGTTTTAAGTTTTTCATCTTCTACACTTTCATCATCGTCTTCATCTGTAGATACTTCTTCGTCTTCATCTTCTGTTTCATCATTTTCTAATTGACTATCTTCATCTGGATCATAATCATCATCATTCCAATTTTCAGAATCATCTTCATTTAGTCCTCCAACTGTAAATACTATATTAATTTTACCATTATTTTTCTTTACATTAAAATCTTCTTCTTCCTCTTCATCATCTTCAGTATCTTCATCACCCAATGATATCTCATCATCTTCAGAACTGGATTCAATAACTTTCTTTTTCTTATTTTTATTATTTTTTTTACTCTTTTTTATCAACTTTTCTTCAGATGATGAAGAAGCAGTCTCCCAATCATCTTCTTCATCGTCTTCATCTGAAGAATTATTTAAAGTTTTTTTAAGCTTATTTCCAGCTTTAATTTTATTATTAATATGCTTTGAAGGAAATATTTTTGAGATAAACTTGCGATACTCATGAACATCCATTTTATTATCATCATCATCTGAATCACTGCAACTAAGATTATCATTATCACTATCTGATTCTTGATTCTTCTTCTTCTTCATATTCATTTCCTCTTGCTTCTTGAACTTCTTTAATAATTTAGTTTGACTGTCTCTTGGCATTGTGTTATATATAGGTATGTCTTTAAATATTAAAGCAATTTAGAACTCAATTTTATTTTATTTAAAAATATATAAAATAAAATGAGATGAAATATAATAGAATATAACTATATTTTGTTGAATTGTTTTTATATATTTTTAAAAATAAAATTGAATAAATAAAACAATATAAAACTATTTTCATATAATATAAGAGATGTCTAAGTTAAATAGTTCCAATTATAACTCAATTAATGTTTCTAAGGTGATTGGCATACAATTTAGTATTCTTTCACCAGATGAAATTAGGAAAAGCTCTGTTGCTGAAATTACAAGCAGAGATACATATATTAATAATAAGCCTGTTATAGGTGGCCTTTTCGATCCTCGCATGGGTGTTTTAGAACCTGGTTTAATTTGTCCTACCGATGGTTTAGATTACATGCAAACACCTGGTTATGCAGGACATATCGAATTATCTCGTCCTGTATTTTATATCCAATACTTAAGCACCATTCTCAAGTGTATGAAATGTGTTTGTTTCAAATGCAGTAAGTTATTGGTTAGCAAAGATAAATATAAACAGGCTTTAAAGCTGCAAGGCGACGCCAGATGGAAATACGTCTTTGGATTATGTAGTAAGGTGAAGCGTTGTGGAGACGATAGTGAAGACGGTTGCGGTAATTTGCAGCCTAATAAGATTAGAAAGGAAGGTCTTGCTACAATCTTCGCTGAATGGAAAAATGACAGCGCAGAGGGCGAACCAATTGTAATTAAAGTTACTCCTGAAATGGTTTTGAAGAATTTCAAACGCATTTCCGATGACGATGTTAGTTTTATGGGTTTTAGTCCTTTATATTCTAGACCTGATTGGATGATTTGTCAAGTTATGTCAGTTCCTCCTCCTGCTGTTCGTCCATCTGTAAAACATGATGCTCAACAAAGATCTGAAGACGATTTGAGTCATATCTTGGTAAATATTATCAAGACAAATAAGACCTTGCAAGAGAAAATTCAAAATAATGCACCAGCAAATGTGATTGACGATTGGACTACAGTTTTACAATATTATGTTGCAACACAAGTGGATAATAAGATTCCTGGTGTTGCATCTGTAGCTCAACGTTCTGGAAGACCTTTAAAGTCGATTAAAGACAGATTGAATGGAAAAGGTGGTAGAATGAGAGGCAATTTAATGGCTAAACGTGTAGATTATAGTGCTCGTTCAGTTATTACTGCTGATCCAAATATTTCCATTCGAGAGCTTGGTATTCCAATGAAGATTGCTAAAAATATTACTAAGCCAGTTATAGTAAATAAAATTAATAAAGCATTCTTAACAAAGTTGGTGCAAAATGGACCTGATGTATGGCCAGGTGCTAAAATGTTGGAAAAATCAAATGGCGAAAATATTACACTTCGCTATTATTTGGACAGAAATTCTATTGTTCTTGAAGAAGGTGACACTGTTCATCGTCATATGATGGACGGTGACGCGATTCTATTTAATCGTCAACCTACTTTGCACAGAATGAGTATGATGTGTCACATCGCACGTATTATGAAGCGAGGTGATACTTTTAGAATGAATGTCGCCGACACAAAGCCTTACAATGCAGATTTCGATAAACTCTCTGTCGAAAACATGGGGCGTTAAAAACGTGCTACCCCATAGTTAAATGATTCAAATTAAAACTCACTTAAAAATAAAATATTATAATATATTAAAATGGAACCATCAAAATATTTAGAACTATCAAAAAAGATTTTAGACGAACCAACCGAAAGATATTGTGAAATATATAAAATTACTAATATTTCAAATGGTAAGATATATGTAGGACAATCAGTTTCTCATATATTAAATCATAAGAAATATAGGCCATATGGACACCAAGGTAGATTTAGATGTCATATTTCAGAGGCATTTTCAAGCAAAAAAAATCAATCTCACTATTTAAATAATGCTATAAGAAAATATGGCGTTGATGATTTTGAGGTTGAATTAATTGAATGTTGTGAAATTGACAAATCTGATGAACGTGAAATACACTACATTAAAGAATTAAATAGTTTGTTTCCAAATGGATACAACTTAAAAAATGGTGGTAGTGTATTTACTCACAGCGATGAAAGTAAAAAAAGAGTGTCAAATGGTGTAATAAATTATTATAAAGACAAAAAAATGGATAGATTTAAAGATATTGAAAAAATAGATGATGATATTGAAAAATATATAAAACCGTTAAAAAGAAATAACGAACAATATGGTTGGTATGTTTATATTGATGGAAAAAAGGCTGATTTTGGTGGAGTTCATATTCCACTAGAACAAAGTAAATTAAGTGCAGTTGAATTTATAAAAGATTTAAAGAATCATTTAGCGAAACACCTTGATGCGGGAAGTCCCTAAAGACGAAACTATCTAATAAATAGTTGAACCACTACCAAATTCAATTGGGAAACCTTTTGGATGGCCGAGATGGAACTCGGGTATGGTAAAAATGTGGCGTATATATGGGTAATCCGCAGCGTTACTTCCTAACCTTGTTATGGTAAGAGTATGGAAGGCGTTCAGAGACTGAACGGGTGTTGATTGGCTATGAAGGACTAACCATCCTGAGCTGGTTTAAGATACAGTCCGACCCCTTGGAAACATTCGGGATATCGTCGGGAGACGAAATGAATTTGCACATGCCGCAGGATCCAGAATCCGAAGCAGAATTAAAAAATTTGGCCGCAGTGCCCTACCAAATAGTAAGTCCAGCCAACAATAGTTCTATTATTGGCATTTATCAAGATTCAATGCTTGGTTCATATCAATTCACAAGACCTAACATTCGCTTTACTCCTCGTGAAGCAATGAATTTATTGATGATGCACAACAATGTGAACGAATATCAACTTTTGGACGATATAAAAAAAGACGGAGGAATTACAAACTTCGACATTATGAGTCAAATTATGCCTCCCCTTTCAATGCGTTATAAAACGAAGGCATTTAAGGAGGATAAGGATGATATGAAAACTTCTAATGCTGTTATTGAAATAAAAAATGGAAAATATGTTCGTGGACAAATGGATAAAAGTGTAATGGGTGCAAGAACAAAGGGACTTTTACAAAGAATTTGTAATGATTTTGGCAATTTTGCATCTGCTAAGTTTGTTGACGATTTGCAAAATGTTGTAACTGAATATATGAAATCATCTGCATTTAGTGTTGGAATTAG